ATATTTATTAGTATTTCCATGAGCGGCAGAACACATAAGATTATATAATAATCTAGGATGTTTACCTAAAGTAAATATAAATGGATTAACAATTTCATTAAGTATATGAATTTGAACAAATTTATCAGTTCCAGTTAACCAACGCATAACAACAAGTGGAACAAAAGCTTTTTGTTGTGTAGGATCTAAAGTATCCCAATAGGTTACATTTGATTTAGTTATATTTTTTAATACTTCAAAAATATTAAGTTTATGTACAATTTTATTCATTTTTTGATTGAATAGTTATTTTAGAGCCACAAAATTTACATTCTATATAATTGCCTTTATGGATAAGCATATCTTTTGGATGAATACATTCATTAACCAATTTATTTCTTATTTCGGTTATTTTATCAAATACAGGAATCTTAAGTACTTGAAGATTAATAATTTGTTCTTCGAGTGGCTGAAGTTCAGTAACTAAAATACGATGCATTTTATCATATGATCGTTTCCAATTTAATTTATCATTTTTGGATATTTTTTTAGTAATTAATTCTATATCTAATCTTTCTTTTTTATCTTTTTCTGATTCACTTTTATTTATTTTTTGTCTAGCCATTATTATACATCCCAAAGTTTTAAAAATAGCATACTCAAATTTATTTCTCTATCAGAAACTATTGCATCTTTATATAATGATTCTGCTATTAAAATTTGTCCAGTTTTCCAATTCTCATTATATTTTTCAAATTTTTTACATTGTTCAAGATTTTCATATAAAAATCTATATACTGATTCTATTTCTGAATCATTAACCTGGTCACATACAAGCTCCCTCATTGATTTCCAGTCATTTTGATCAAGGTATTCAATCAATTTTATTTTATAGTCATCATTGCCATCAGCTTCTTTAGGTTCAATTAATACTCCATCAATTGAATGTAATTGTAATGATTGAATAATTTTTCTTATATCTGGATAATATATTGATATAAATTTATTAAATATTTTTGGATCTACTTTAATTTTTTCTTTTAACAATATATTAACTGCAAATTTTTGAATAGATTTTTTATTTGGTGATTTAAATTCAAATTGGTATCTGCATCTAGATTTAAGTGCAGGAATTATTTTATGAACATAATTACATGTAATAATAAATTTACATTGTTCTTCATAATCTTCTAAAATTTTTCTAAGAATAGCTTGTGCGTTTAAAGAAAAATAATCAGCTTCTTCTAATTGGATAACTTTAAAATCACCATTAGGAATTGTTGTTATAAAATTTATTATTTTTTCTCTAACAATATCTACAGAATTTTCATCAGATGCATTAATTTTTAATAAATCACTATCATCAATTTGTATTGAATTAATTATAATATTAGATAATGTTGTTTTACCAGTTCCAGGTGCACCAGTTAATAAAACATGTGCATCTAATCTATTATCGATTATTTTTTGAATAAGTTTTTGTTGAGTATCTGATGAAAATATATAACTATCAAGAGTTGTAGGTTCATATTTTTTAACCCAAGATTTATTTTTTAAATTAGACATAATATTCCTTACATTGTAATAAGGAATATTATACCACTTAATATTTATTGTTTAAACTATGAACCAGCTCTAATTGAATTAATTATTCGTTCTTTAGCCATCATTAAACCAATAGAATTATCTTTTTTTATATCATCATCAGTTTTAATCATAAGTTTTTCAACAGCTTTTTCAACATCTTTGGTAGATAAACTATTTTGAATTTCATGTTTAGCTTCTTCTAAAACATCTATTTCATCAATTAAATTTCCAGCTTTTCCAAGTTGATCTTTTTTTCTTTCAACAATTGCTATATTTGCAGCAATAATTAAAATAACTGCTAATGGATCAAATACTATAATTAATAATAAAATCATATATTTTGTAGCATCATCGGTATTTTTTCCTAAAACTTTAGATATATAAATAATTGGTCCAATATGAGATTCTTGTTTAATTTTATTAATAGATAATGTTCTAGATTGTTTTGTAATTTCATCTATTCTTAAATTAATTTTATTAAGTTCTGGACCATATGATTCCATTAATCTTTGTCGACCAGTAATAAAATTAGTTGGCAATGAAGCAATATCTTTATCTATTTGTCTTTTTCTAAATAATAATTCTTCTTTTTCTTTAATCAATCCGGCGTTTTTATTTGTAATTTCGCCTAATGTTAATGCATCTTTTTGGTAAGCTGATGATAAAAATCCAAAAATCCCAACAGATGTAATAATCATTAATATTATAACTGCCGAAATAAGATAAGTTTTCATAAGAAAATTTATTTTATTCCAAAACCTATAAACATATGAAGCAGTAACTAATTTTCCAGTTTCTAATGTTGCTCCCATTATAATAACAGGCCAAAAAGCACCGGAAAATAATTGTGCTAATCCCCAAATACTAAAAAATCCAGCACATGCACTAATTAATAATGCAGAAAGTATTAATATTATAATAAATAACATTTTTAAAAATTCCTTTTAATTTTATTATATATTTATAGCAAGAAAACCAGTCAGTCTTTAGCTCATGGGTAGTTGACTATAAATATAAAATCTAATAACTAATATCTGGTTTTTCTTCTGATACTAACATTACTTTTGATTCATCAGTTTGCCAAATTCTAATGTTATCATGAACAAAGCCATTTGTATACATTAATGGCTCTACTAAAATATATAACCCATTTTTCATAGAAGTTGCTTTTGGCCCAAATGCCAATACTTTAGCCCATCTAGCAATTTTTGTGGTATCATCTGTATTACCAATAATTTCAAATCCAAATGATGTTTTATCTTTAAATAATCCTTTAGAATCTGTTTCATTTAAAAATGTAAATAAAATTTTATTTTGAAGTGGATGAATCATTCTTTTTTATCCTTCTTGGTTTTTTAACTGATTTTTTATTTTCATTAATTGTTGGAATATCTGGTTGATCAATAACTTCCCTTGTATTAATATCGACTAATGCATTTTTTGGATTACTATCAGAAATAATATCTTCTGGTTTTTGTTCATCTATAATTTTTTTAACTAAAGATTCTTTGGCTCTATTAATTTTTCTTCTTAATTTATTATCGATATATTGTTTTCTTTCTTGTACTTCTAAAGGAGTTGGTGCATTAGAAATTTCTTGTTTTATTTTTAATAAATCCCAATCTATACTTACACCTTTTATTGTTTTAACTTTTTTTGCCATTATTTTTTATCCTATTTTAGAAAATCTTCAAATGTCAAATTATATTTATATGAATCTATATCATGAATACCAATTAAATATAATACAAATGAAGAAACTGAACTTCCTCTTCCAACTCCCCAAACTATATTATGCTTTTCAAATACATATACTACATATATCAAAACATTTAAAAAATCATATAAATTATAATTTTTAAATTTATCTAATTCTTTTTTTGTTCTTATTATTCTACCATTATAATTTGAATCTAACTTAAAATTTTCTATTAATTTATTAAAAACAAATTGTTCAATATTAATATCTTTAAATTCTTCTGGAATATTCCAACTAAAATCTAAATCTTTAAAATCAGATTTAATTTTTATTTTATTTAATCTATATTTGTTTAATTGATTAATATCCTCTGTAATTTCATCAACAAAAATATTTTTATCTAAATTTTTATGAGTTAACATTAACTCCATAATTTTATCTGGTGATATTATAATATCACCATCATAACATAAAAATCTATTTTTTAATTGTGTTCCTATCTTAAATGAATTCTGAGTTATAATTTCCATCAGATGTATCTATATCACTTTTTAATTGATGTTTAACATCATCCAAAACAGCAGATGGTTCTTGAATTGGCAAGGATGCCATTCTATTAATAGGAGAAGGCATAACTGATGTTGGCCGTCTTGGTATTGCAGTTTGTGAAGAAACATTATTTATAGTATTACCAATTTCAGGTTTTGATTCTTTTATAGCCATCATATGTGCCTTAATTGTATCCCATTGATCGCTTGTCGGATGCCAATTATCATCTTGAAATTGTTCTAATGCACTTAACCACACTTTAAATTCTGTCAAAGTTAATTTTTGAATTTTTTTCTTTTTCATTTTTTTCGTTTTTTTATTAATAATTTCTAATTCTGGTGTATTAAGATTTTCTGTAATATTTTTTTGTAAATCAATCATATAAAATCTCCTATAACTTTATTTACTAATAATTTATATTGATCAAATGATGAAATATTAATCCATCTATCTGGCGTTACAGGATGGCATAATAATTGAGTTTTATCCAATAATGGTATTATAAACTTATATTCTTGCTGATAATCTATTATCTTAATATTTAATTTAGTAATTGTTGTTTCATTAAGACCATATGAAAAAACAGAAAACGAATTATTTGTTAATTCACTTATATTAATTGTATCAACTTGTGATGTTTCTTCAGAAAATACCAAAATATAATATATTGTTGGTAAATAAAATTTTAATCCATTATACTCTAACCGAATAGCCGGACACGTTATTTCTTCTAAAGCATATAATGGAGTTAATGTAACATCCATTATATTTAAATCTAATACCCAAAAATAATTAACATTAGTTGGAGTATATATACTATCAAAAATAACAGGTTTTGTATTTTCATCAAAAATTAACACTAAATTTTTATCCTTTATTATTATTATTTAATTATATATTATTTAATATACTTGTGTAAATTATTTATAAATCCATATTTGATTACCACAATCAAAAATCTTTCGATATCCATTATTATACATATTCTCAGTTTCTGTTAAATTTTCATCAAATTCTTCTAATTTATCCTTCAATTTATGCTTCTGATATTGTATCCTAGATTCTAATCCATTATATTTTTTATGATACCAATACCAATAATTTGGTTCACTTTCATGACTAAACTCAAATCCTAAATTCTTATATAATCCACCATTACTTCTACGTAAATCTGCATAACTAATAACAGAACCTCTATACTTTTTAAGAAAATTTTTAAATAAACGAGATGCTCCACCTATAACTGAATACCCTATCTTATTACAAAACCTTAACAATTCCCAATCAATCTTCTTATCATACCTAGATTTTCCAAATGTCATTAATGATACTAATTCATCTTCATAATATAATCCAATATTAATAGAACTTGGACAATTTCCTTGTAAATGATTTTTATCTAAAAATTCTTTAGTTTTTATTGAAGATATTTTTTGAATTTTA